CTTTAATGCTAAAATAAAGGCACTTAGAAGCCAGTTCAGAGGTGTAAGAAGCATTCCATTCTTCATGTTTAGACTGGCTAGAATCTATGCGTAAACTCCCCCACAGAAATTCCGCTTGATCCGGTATTGCCGGCCATGTCAGCCTGGTAAATACGAATTGCGTTGAACTGGCCAACCAGCACTGAAGCCGTCTCTTCAGTCATCCCTTTTATTGCCCCCTGAAGCCCGGATTTCGATTGACTGCTGTCATCTTCCGAACTGAAAATGTTCATGCCGTTATCTTTCCCCATCTGCTTAATTCCGGTCATCACCTCGCTGGCTATATTATAAGCATCGGGCAGCTGGGAATTCAATTTCATTATATCGTCAAGGATTGTACCGTCCCCTCCTAATCTGTACGACTCCTGAACACCTTTGTTAAATTCGTCCAGAATAGGCCTCAAAATATCTACCAAAACAGTATTCTTAACGAAAGACTCAATTACACCTCCCAAAACATCGCTCATGGCCTTGGCTCCATCCTCCCCCGCCTTGAACGCATTTACCATGGCGTCGGTTAGATCGTTGCCAATCACACCAGTCATATTCATAACACTGTCTATAATCTGGTCGCTTGCGGCCTCCACCTGATCAGCCCACGCAATCGCAGTTTGCAGAAGAGCTTTGGTAGTTTCGCCCACCTGATTGGTACTTATGAGAGTTTGAGCAAGTTCCCTGTTAAGGTTCCCAGCTTCGTCAACCAAATTCGGATAAACCTTCAAAAGGTCGTCAGTGATGAATTTTTTACTTTTCCGCACCAGCAGCCCGGTCCTGTAACCCGTGATTGCGTTACCGTGATCCAGCATAGCGATTGCGTCGTTATACTGCTTCATAGCGTCGGAATACTGATCAACCCCCGCCTTAATCATACCTGAATAATCAGTAAGGAAAGGATTATCTGAATAGTTGCCCCCTATATTCCTGTTACTAAGAAGAGCGTCTTCAGTTCTGAAATTATAAGCATTTGTTTTGAAATCGTCTAAAGCGCTTTCTGATTTCTTAATTATATCGAATACTGCGGAAATCGCTTGGGTGATCAGGCCTATTATACTGGTTATGTTTTTAAGGCTGAATCCTTCCGATTTGTCAGTTCCTATTTCGCTCATAACTTTTGCGAAACCTCTGATCTGGTCTGAAGCAGCAGTAATAACTTGACCGACACCAGCCCAATCACCCCCCATGTTATTCATAACAGCGCCTATGTCAGAGGCGGCGTTTGCCACGGCGTTTAGATTTGCAATTTTCTGGTTTGCAAAGTCCTTTTCCAGCTGTTCTAAATCCTTATAATGCTTTTTGTACTCATCAGATTCCTTGTCAAGATTTTCAGTGAAGCGTTTGAAATTCTCCCGGGCATTCTCAATATCAATCTTCTTTAGTTCATCTTGTTGTTTTTCCAGAACTTTGACAAAGGCCTTGTACTCCTTTGATTTTTGGGCTGCTTCGTCTTTGTCCTCCTCTAACTCCTTCTTTTCCGCATCGTCAATCCGCTTCAGAGCTTTCAGGTATCCCGCTGCTTTTTTATCCGCTGTGCGTGCATCCAGATCAGCCCTCAGATCAGCGTACTTCTTTTCAATCGAAAGCCTCCGCTCCTCTGATCCGGCAACGCTACGAAGGAAATCACCCAGTAAATACCGCCTCTCCTTCTCAGCTTCGTTTAAACGTTGCTGAACAAGTGAACGTTTTTCATATCCGGATGAAGAATTATCAGCGGGATTCAGACCTGCCTGGATCTCTTTCAGCCTTATAATTTCCTCTGTGAGTGATCCGGCTGACTCCCTGGCATCATCCAACGTTTTCTGAAACTTTTCCATCGGGGAAATAGCCCCGGTGAAATCATTGAAAAGTGATTTCAGTGAATCCAGTTGTTTCAAATCTTCATCCGAATACCCGGAACTTAGACCCTTATTGGTAAGCTTTTCAATTTCTGCATTCAGATAATCCGCATAAGACGCACCATTTGCCAGCAAGCCGCTAAACTGAGCCTTTGCCGCATCTTTACCGGCATACTGAACCCAACGTTCAAATAACTCGTATTGCTTCTGTTTCTCCGCTATTTCCTCCTCGAATGATTTTACTGCAATGGATTTGCGGATTTCAGCAATGCGTTTTTCTGCCTGAATGATTATTTCCTGTTGCTTCTTAATACCAGCCTGATCAGTGCCGGGCAGTCGTTCCATTATGTCACGGGCTTTCTGTGCTGCCTGTTCCAGACCTTTCAGGCTGGTAGGGAGGAATACTTCATCAGCTTTTTTAGACCGCTTAACCGTACTGCTGTAGGCTTGTAGCTTTTTATCAGCGTTTTCTATTTCAGCAGACAATTTTTTCCATTCAGCACTACCCTTTTGTCCAATCCCTAGCGAATCACGGGATTCCTCCGCATCCTTTTTGATTTTCTCCCAGTAGGCTTTGTTACCTCCATCAACTAAAGGTTTGCCGCCAAGTTGAGAATTTAAGGAGTTGACATTGCCGAGCAGATCACCAATTTCTTTATTTATACCTAATAGCGACATCTCAGCGAATATCTTTTTAATTGCATCCGCTCCTTGTGCTATTTTTTCAAGTTCGTCACGTTCCTTTTTCTTCGCTTCAACCTGATCATTGTAGTACTTCAGTTTCTCCTCATTGGTGGCATTGGCCAGCCATCCCAAACGCTCCTCCTCTTTTATCTGTTGGCCAAGCTTTTCAGATTCAATTCGAGCGGCTTCAAGTTCCTTTCTGGTCTTTTCAATGGCAACCGTAAGCCCACCGGTTCCGCTGTTTGAATCATTTAGATTTTTAAGGCGTTGTTCCAGTTCAGAAACCTTTTTAACAGCAGCGTCAAAATTTGATTTCAGCCCAGCCTTTCCCATTTCATCCAGTGCCGCATTAAACATTTTCTGAGCATCTGCAGCACTCAACGCCTTGAACTCATACATCTGCATTTGTGCCAGAATCTCAGGGTAGAGCTTTTTTAATTCGCTGAATGCCTTCGTTTGTGCGTACCGTGTTTGGGTTTCATCCCGGATCACTGAGGCAAGTTTTGAAGTCTTTGCGCTTAGTTCTTCTTTACGGGCCTCCGCCTCTTTGGTAGATTCATTCAGGGCCTCCTGGGCTTTTTCCTGAGCTGTGGTTGAATCACTCAAATACCAGATGGCAGAAGCAAGAGCAACGGCTGCAGTAGCACCGGCAACAAACGGGTTGACGGCCATCACTGTGTTAAGTGCTGCCTGGGCTTTGGTTTGTACACCCAGTGCAGTTGCATGTGCGTAGGCTGCCACGGTGGAAACGCCTGTGGCCTTTGCCAGTTGTGCATGGAAGAAAATTAGCCGTGCAGTACCTGACAGCTTTTCAGTTGCAGCAGTAAGCATCAAAGCAGCCCGGTATGTTCCGTAAGTAGCCACAACTACTTTCAGGACGTCAATGATTTTTTCATAATTTTCTACAACAACCGTGGCTCCTTTAATAACCTCCTCGATCGTCCCCTGATTGGCTGTACCTATCTCATTAAAAGCTACGTCAATGCCGTCTTTCAGCCTTTCAATCAAACCCGGAATTGACTTAGATTGCGCATCCATTAGGTTGTTAAACATGCCACCCACTCCAGTCATATTCCTGAATGCCTGTTCAACTTCCTTGAAGCCTACCTTGCCAGCCTCCACAAATGAAATTACCTGGTCTTCATTTATCTTTAAAACTTTTGCCAGTTCCGCATAAATCGGAATCCCTCGGCCTGCAAACTGCCTGATATCGACTGCGTAGGCTCTGCCCTGCGTGCGTAAGGTCCCATACAAGTAAATCAAATCACCGATTGGCTGGGTAACACCAGAAGCCACGTCCCCCAGCATTCTGATTTCACCCATGACTGTCTCAGCTGCGGATCCGTATGCAATCAGCTGCTTAGTTCCAGATGCCAGGTCTTTCATTCCGAACGGAGTAGTAGCGGCTGTCTGGATGATTTCACCCATCAGCTTATCAGCTTTGGATTTACTGCCCAACATAGTATTCAGAGCAATCTCCAACTGCTGGAACTCTCCACGAACTTTTACGATTTGCCCCGGTAATTGAGCTAAGCCCATACCGGCAATAGCCCCTGCCACCACTGTGGAAAGGTTTCTGAAACCAAGCCCCATCCGATCTGTCTCAGATAATGTCTTATTAGAAAGACTTTCTATCCGACGGTTCATCGAGGCAATTGTTTTATTAAAATCTGTATCGGCTATATAAGCGTCAAAGCCTAAGGCTCCATCAAAATTTTTCATAAGTGTGTGTTTTAGCCTCGTTTAATGGCATTTATTCTATCTCTCAGGGCCTGTTCTTCTTCCTCTTTTTTCGATTCTGCACCGTATTTCGGGCCGTCTGCCAACATCCGCTGAACGATAGCCCATGGTATCCCCCAAAGCAGGTAATCCCACGTCCAGTGAAAATGGGAAAGGATTGCACCGCGCGAGCCGTATGGGCTCTTTAGTCCTCTATCGCCTGCGGTGCTGTCGTCCGATTGATCGACATCAATGCGATAGAGCTGGTAAAATCCCGCAAATTAGAAGCCCGCATGACAATATTTGCGAGTTTGAAAAGATCTGCCGGAGTGATAGACCAGAGGAATAGTCTGGCATACCAACTTGTCAGGAATTTAATTTTCCATTTAGAATTCAAAACAGCGATAGCCACAATCCGGGCAGCAGTCTTAACATTGGGGTGGATGGATCGTTTTTGTTCTTCGTATATATCTTTAAATTCCTGTGAATCCAGAACCGGTATGTTAATATCCAGTTTCAGATATTCAGCTGACAAGTAGTCAAGGGTTCCGAGAAAAGGTTGTTTTATTAAGTATTTTTTGCCTCCAGCTTCAAAAACCATCCCTTTGTTAAGTAGGATTTCAGTTTCTTTTATTTCAGCAGCGAAAGCGTCAAAATTTTCATTTTCCATAAGTGTGTGTGTGTGTGTGTGTAAAAAAGGTGTTAAAACAAAACAGCCCCGGACCATCCGGCTCGGAGCTGTTTCATAATCTAAATCTAAACAATGGGTGTCATTAGCCTGCTGGAACGTGAGCCACGTCAGGACCGAAGATTATCGGGGCTGTATCAGCTTTTGTTGGCTGTAATACTGAAACCACAATATCAATCGCAAATTTCCCAGCTTTCGCAAAATCAGCATTGATTTTACCATACATACCGCCGCGCGGGATGGTAATAACCAAACCTTTTCGCGGTGTGATCTTAACGGTTTTGTCAGTTATTGACTTCGAAGAAGGAAAATCGTACGTTGCTCCGGTTCCGGTGCCTGTTGCCGTGCCTCCGAAAATGCTTGCCAACGTAGCGGCATTCGGATCGACAACCGTGAACAGTAGTTCAGTCTTACCAGCTGTCACTTCTGTATCCAAAGGCGTGTCAATCTCATGGGCGTAAAGGTCGTCAATAGTAGGATCTTCTTCGATCAACGTGACGGGAGAATCCCGGTCTGAGTATCCTAATACAGCGAGGGTTGTACCTGCACCCCCATCAACTGCGACCGCCCCGATTTCTATTTTGTCCAGTCCCCTGGTTATTTTTTGAACTGCCATACTTATAGTGTGTTAATGGTGATTATACATTCTTATTTGAAGCCTTATATTCATAATATGCTGCTTGATTTCAGGCTCATCAATCAGCTGAGTATTTTCGATCCACAGTGCGTAATCGTCTCCGTCCTCTTCATCCAGTAATGGTTTGATCAGGTTGGTAAGCGTGATAAGCCTTGCTGAATTCGCCAGACTTTGTTCTTTTCCCGCGATAGTTGTTTTGATATCCGGCACATAGATATTCACGTTACTGGCTCCGAATTGCCGCGTTCCGTCTCCGAGTGTGATGGTGTTAATTACGATATCTTCCAGAACTGAATCAGTTGGCCGTTTTCCCTTATAAATACCTCCCGATATCACACTTTTAATAGCGGATATATTCAGGAGTTTAAAAATAGCAGTATCTACGTCCAGAGCTGTTTTCATTTCATCTGTTGGATTTGGCGTTTCAGTTGTGTTTTGATTTTAGGTAGTTTTTTCTGAGCGAAGTGTTCGGCTGAAGTGATTACATCATATCCTTTTACTTCCACGGCTGAAGCGTAATTCATGCCGGCAACGACAATCAACCCGAATCCGTCAGTATTGGTAATCGCTTTCAATGCGATCTGCTCGGCAGTTCTAACACCTGTCCCGCCTTCATCTTTCGAGGCAGCTTTGAAGTTTCGTTTCAAAACTCTTCCGTCTTTTACAATCACGTACCCGATCGAACTTCTAAGATTCCCGGTCTGGTTTTTGTAAGTGTTAAGATTCCGTGCAAGGTTCACACATTCTTCACCTAAAAAGGACAATTGCATTATTATTGCAGCTTCAATCCGTTTTAATGCAGCTTCAAGCCTAATCCTTATCGCTTCCTGATTGAATCTAGGTTTCAGACCCATAACCGTGTGTGTAGCTGATCTTTCTGTGAACGCTTTACAGTGCCTTTTACTCTTACGTCTGTACCGTCCCTAACTTCTACCGATGTACCTACCTGTAAAGGCGCAGTGCCTTTAGGAGTCTGAATCAGTGAATCAAACACGTGTGCAGATCCGTCTATCAAATTTATTTGCCGTCCCCCCGAATTAGCTTCATCCCGACATTGGCACACAGCTACGAACGAGGATGTAGACGAGAGCGGGTTGCCATCTCCGTCGAACCCTCCACCTGTCAGCTGAAGTGCGAAAAGTGTGTATGGATATTGCCTTACCATAGGTGTGACTTTGATCTGATTTTAGGCTGCTGCGGACTTAATAAGTCGGGTTTGCCGAGTTGTGAACACAGTAAAGAATAATAGGCTTTTACTGCCCCCCTGTCCCACTTGACGGAGTACCCTCCTTCTGTTATATCAGGTGAAAGCAGTAATCCGGGAATGATCTCAACAATCGCCAATCTGGTAGGTCTGGATGCGTCAGCGGTGTACTGGTTCACAGGATTGAGGCCCTGATCGATCAGTGCAGCGTCTACCTCTGCATCAGATAGGTCGATGTTGTATCGTGTTAGCGTTGCTTTAAGATATTCCCGGATTGTTGCCATTATGCTTTATTGGTGTGGTTAACTAA